TAAAAAGTCGCACTAAATATACATATGAACTGATCTAAGCATTATGGCATTACCACAGGTTTCGCTGCCAACCTATGAGTTGGAAGTGCCTTCTACAGGCAAAACACTTAAATACCGTCCTTTTGTAGTTAAAGAAGAAAAACTACTTTTATTGGCACTTGAATCTGAAGATGAAAAGCAGATTGAGGATGCTACAAAAACATTATTAAAAAATTGTATTACATCTCGTGTAAAACTCGAAGATTTAGCACTTTTTGACTTAGAGTATATTTTCCTCAATATTCGTGCTGTATCAGTTGGCGAAGTTGTCGAAATGTTGTTAACATGCGAAGATGATGGTGAAACGCAAGTTAGGTATGATTTAAACCTTACAGCAGTTGAAGTTTTTAAACCAGAAGATCATAGTAGCAAAATTATGCTATCTGATGATATGGGCGTGATTATGAAATATCCTTCATTTGAAGAATTTGTAAAAGTGTCAATTATCGGTAAAGACACTAGTAATGAAGTTATCGAGATTATGGGAAAATGTATAGATCAAATTTTTGACGGTGAAGAAGTTTATGATAGTTCTACAACTTCAAAGAAAGAATTCGTTCAATTTGTTGAAAATTTAACTAATAAGCAATTTGATGACGTTCAAAATTTCTTTACCGAAATGCCAGTTCTTAGACATGAGATTAAATTGAAAAATCCTAATACTGGAGTTGAAAATACCTTTGTTATTCAAGGTTTATCCAATTTTTTCGGATAGCACTCTTCCATAATAGTTTGGAGGGGTACTATAAGACTAATTTTGCTTTGATGCAGCATCATAAATATAGTTTGAGTGAAGTTGAGAATATGATGCCTTGGGAAAGACAAGTTTACACTAGTCTTCTCATGCAATACCTAGAACAGGTTAAACAAGAACAAGAAAAAGCAGCAAGGCAGTAATGGCACACGGTTTTCTAACACCAACACCAGTATCAGGCGAAAGTCCCATCTCAAAGTATTTTGAGAGAAAGATTAATGAGCTCATTGGAAAAGGTGTAAAAAAGTTAGAAAATGTTGTTGAAGATAAATTTAATAAATTTAAAGATCTTTTTAAGAAAACGAAAGATACTACTTATAGATCTGGTAGAGGTAGAGTAGAAGTTGCTGGTAGATATGGTATTGGTGAAAACACCGCTAAGGGTGGTGGAATATTAGGTGGATCTTCTAAACCAAAGGCATTACTTCCTGGCAGTGGAGGATTAGTAAAAAGTCCAGAAAACAAAATTGCCGAAGTTGGTGAAAATGGAACTGACTTAGATAATAAGTTTTTTAGAAAAGCACTTCCATCAACAGATCCTGAAAAACCTGGATCTGGACCTAGAAAGGGTGGTTCCTATGTTGACATGGGAGGAGCGGCATCTAGCGATGGACTTGTTAACAAAACTGAAGAACTTTTTAGTAAGTACGCTGGATTCAATCAAGAAGCAGCACTTCAGCTCGTCAAAGAGCGTAAGATTACCGCAAGTGAACTTAGAGAATTAAAGAGAACTATTGAAGCGCAATCTGCATCATCATCATCATCATCTGGTGCCCCATCAGTTGTACCAGATAGTGGTGCTGATGTTGTTGCTGCTGTAACTAAGAATACAGAAGCCATCATGAGGATGGTTGATGTCACAAAAGCACAGACATCTAACGATACTACTTTAGTAAAAGAGCAGATACAAGCACAAGAGACTATGATGTCTCGTTCTGCAGCAAAAGCAGAAGAAAATGCATTAGAGCAAGGAAATGATCTCTCTGGTTTTATGACACCAGAGAATTTTGCGAAAAAACAGAAACAGGAAGGAAAAAAAGAAACTGGTAGTAAATTAAAGGAACTTATTCGTGGTCCTAACCCATTTAAGCAAGATGGATGCTGCATGGGTGGCGGTGGTGGTGGTATTGAGATGCCACTTGGACGTGGTAGAAGATCACCCAGAGCAAGAGGAGGAGCTTTAGCTGTTGGTGGTGGCAGGGGTGGAGTTGGTGGAATGCTTCGCCGTGGTGGTGGTAAGAGAGCACTCACTAGGGGTGCTGCCATGGTTGGTGGTAAAGCAGCAGCAAAGGGTGTTGCTAAAGGTCTAGGTAAAGCTGGTCTTAAGAAAATTCCAGGTGTAGGTGCTGTCGCGGGTGCTGCTTTCGCTGCTGAGAGAGCAATGAAAGGTGACTGGTTAGGTGCTGGTGGTGAACTACTATCAGGTCTTGCTGGTACAATTCCAGGTGTTGGAACTGCTGTATCTGCTGGTATTGATGCTGGTTTGATGGCACGAGACGCAGGTCTTACGCCATTTGCGAGAGGTGGTATCGTTACACAACCAACTAAGGGTATAGTTGGTGAGGCGGGTAAAGAAGGTGTTTTCCCACTAGAAGGTAAGCGTGGTAGAGATACTTTCCAAGCAATGGGCGAAGGTATTCTTGAGGCACAGAAAAAAGGTAAAACAGAATTTGCTGAGTTGCAATCTTTAGGTCTTAGACAGTATTTTGAAACTAAAGGTGGATTTAAACTATTTGGTGATCTTTTTGGAAATATTATGTCTGGGATATTTGGTCCCCTTATAGGTGGATTAGCTAAAGGTGTAGGTAATTTCCTGGGCGACGGATTAAATAAACTCTTTGGTACTGGTAATGGTAGTAATATGAGTGCTGACGAACAGCAACTCACAGAAGCATTGATTGCTGGTGAAGAGGGAATGCGAACGGAAGCATATCAAGATTCTGAAGGTATTTGGACGATTGGTTACGGTCAAACGCAACTTAATGGTAAAGCAGTCAAAAAAGGAGATAAAATCTCAAAAGAGGAAGCATTAACTGGATTTAGATCTAATGTAGAAAGTCATCAACAAAGAGCAATTGACCAAGTTGGTGAAGATAAGTGGAGCAAATTAGATTCAAGATCTAGAGCAGTTCTTACTTCGTTAGCATACAACTACGGAAGTATTCCTGATAGAGTTCTACCTGCTGCTAAAACTGGCAATGCTGAAGACATTGCAAAAGCGATGGATAGTTTGCATGGAGATAATAAAGGAGTTCTAAAAGGTAGAAGACAGAGAGAGCAATCTATTCTCAGAGGTGGCACCTCTAATAGATTAGATAAAGACTTTATGGCAGGTGGAAAACTAGCAGGTGCTGGTACTGGTCCACAAGTTATGAATAGTGGTAATTCTTCTTCTCCTGGTGCTGCTGGAAATCTTGCTGCTGCAGCACAGCAATTAAAAGGTATGAGTACAGCAGATGGTCCTGATGGTGGTGCTAATGGTTGTGTTTATGCTGTAAACAAAGTATTCCAAAGAGCAGGAATGACACCACCATGGGGATCATCACTGTATGTTCCTGATGCTGAGAAATGCATGGTTGATGCTGGTTGGCAGCAAATTCCATATAGTCAGCAACAACCTGGCGATATATTTGTTATGAAGGATCAGAAGTCTCCGCCACAAGCACATATTGGTGTTGCAACTGATAACCAAAATATTCTATCCAATTCTTCTAGTAATGCATCGATGAGTTGGAGTGCTACAGCAGCAGGATATAATAGTGAATATGGTGGAGTTGGTGCTTTATACAGAATGCCAGGGGGACAAGCACAAGCTACAGCAAATGCATCACCTTCTACCCCAGGCACTCCATTAACAGCAGATCAAAAATCAAAAATGTTCCAAAATTCTGGAATGTCTGCTATGTCAGCAAACACGATGACTAGTGCTACTCCTAGTCCTGGTCCTGTTTCAGCATCACCAGCATCACCACAAACTGGAACACCTATCATGGCAACATCAGCACAAGTAGCATCTTCTTCTATGCATGGTGGTGGATCACCAACGGTAATTAATAATTACTATAGTGGTGGCGGTCAACAAAGTGGTGGTGTTAATCCTAATAATGTTACCGCTGGGATTGGCATGGATCAAACAGGAACAGCAATCTTCCAAGAATTAAAAATTAGAACGTTATCGTAATGGAAAAATTTCAAAATATAACAGATTTTTCTTTGCAGAGTGTTACTATTGCGGCACTCGGGGAGACGGATGGATATGAAATCAAACAGATGATTAATACATTCTCTTATGTTGAGAGTATTACCAGTCCATTTGTTGCTGCAACTATGAGTGTTGCTGATAGTGCGGGATTATTAGCAGATTTGCCTATTCAGGGTGGAGAAACAGTTAAGATTGTAGTTGATACTTCTTCTATTGAAGAACCACAAGAATATGTGATGCAAGTTTGGAAAGTTGGAAATAGATATGCTAAAAATCAAACACAAGCATTTACTTTAGGTTTGGTATCAGTCGAAGCACTCAATAATGAATGTATTAGACTCGCAAAACCTATATCGGGAAAATCGGAAGAAGTTATTGAAAAAATATTACTTGAAGATTTAAAAAGCAAAAAAACGTTCAATACTACGCTGAACGATATATCTTCTCCAACCAGATTTAAAGTAAAAATGCTTCCAACTAATAGAAGACCATTTGATGTTATTTCTTCTCTTTCTGTTAAAAGCGTTAGACTTGAAGGTAGTGGAACTACTGTTTCTGGTTCTTCAAAGTCTGATACACCAAAAATTGGTGGATCTGCTGGTTATTTCTTCTGGGAAAACAAGAGAGGATTTAATTTCTTCGCAGTTGATGATTTATTGAAGGAAAGCGCAGATAGCACATGGGGACCATATATTGAAAAACCAGCTAATCAATCGGATGGTGCTGATGATAGAGTAACTATTTCTCAGGCAACTTTTATGTCAGAAGTTGATATACTGTCTTCTATGAGAAAAGGTAAATATTCTAGTCTTATTATTTTCTTTAATCACTCTACCGGTCAATATCATGAATATTCATATAGTTTGAAACAAGCATATGATGATATGCAGCATCTTGGACCACAGAACAAACCATCTTTAATTGAATTTGATGGTGATTCAATTTCGGAATATCCAACTAGAATTGTATCTACAATTTTGGATCATGAATCATGGTACAATGAACCAGGTATTGCTTCATTTGAGGAATCTGATGGATCAGAAAAACCAAGTGAGTTCTGCGATTTTCATAAACACTATGCCGCGCAGTCTCTTATGAGATATGAGTTGCTTAAGCACCAGCAGGCAACTATCGTCATTCCTGGCAACTCAGAGATCTGTGCTGGTGATAAAATCAACATAAAACTTGTAAATAAAGCACCAGGTGCTAGAATACAGGACGAACCATACGATCAAGAAAGCAGCGGAATCTATTTAATCCAAGAAGTAACCCATACTTATAATAGTACGGAATCAACAAATGGAAGATTTACCACAACCCTAAGATTGATGCGAGATTCGTATGGGGATATTGAATCCAATCACGGCACTAAATAAAAACGTAGAAGCAATTACTTATGGAAAACATCGAAGCACATATTGCTAAGGACAAAGAGATCCTTGACAATCCTATGACTTCTCCTAACCAACGTCGTCATATTGAAGGCGAACTTCATGAATTAGAGGATTATGTAGAACATCACAAAGAAGAAATTGAAGCAGGAGATCATCATGATCCCTCGTCATTAGAACTATATTGTGATCAGAATCCATCAGAACCAGAATGTCTAGTATATGATGATTAATTAATATGGACCAGTTACTATCTAACATCATCCCAACACAGAGAATCGGCAGTGACGGATTCAACTGGTGGGTAGGACAAATTGAAGGAACCGCTTCAGACGAAAAAAATAACAAAGGCGGTTATCGTTTCAAAGTTCGTATTATAGGAGATCATCCTGGTAAAAAGGAACTCCTTGATACGGCAGAGTTGCCTTGGGCAACTGTGATGATGCCTGTAACTGTACCATTTATTCCTGGTAATACTGGAGGAGCACACCCACAATTAGAGATTGGTTGTTGGGTTGTCGGTTTCTACATGGATACCGAGAAACAAAAACCTATTATCATGGGGTCTATAGGACAGACTCCTGGTGCCACTAAGGTATTTGCTGAAAGAACACCAGATACTGCACCATTTGTAACAGCAATCGCACAATTGGGTGGTAAAGAGGGACAACCAACACAGAAAGAAACTGGTAAAAATACTTCAACTGGGGGATTATCGGATGGTACTTACGATGGTGATGAAAACTATAGAGTAAACGTAGCACCAAGTAAAGTAGGTCCGTTAAAAGGAAAATCTGCTGAAGCTGAGGATTGGTGTCAGTCAAAAGCAGAAAAGTGCGATGAAGATGATATGATGTCGCAAATGACTGGCATCATGGGAGAATTTTTAAATGCAGTTCAAAGCAGTGGTGGTAATATTGGAACATACGTTGTTAACGAAGCAAGTGGTGCCATTCAAGATGGTGTTAATATAGCAAGAAGTTATGTTAACAAAGCAATGCGAGTTGTTAGTGAATTTGTCGCTAAAGTAAAAGGATTTGTTATTGAGAAAATTACAGAAGCAGTACAAAAATTAATTCAAGCACTTCTTGTTCCTCTAGAAACCGGTCTTTCTTTAGCTCCTGCAACTAAGTTCTTCCAAAATTTACTAAAGCAACTTGGTTGCTCTATGGGAGATCTTTTCGATCGTCTTGCTGAGTTCCTAACAGATCTATTGATGAGTTACGTACAGCAGATTTATAGATCTGTTGCATGTCAAGTAGATGCTCTTGTTAATGGTATTATGTCTAAGATCAATTCCTTGATGGAAGATCTATTGGGTAGTATCTTAGGACCACTTAGTGATATTTTGGGTGCTATTGCTGGTCCTCTGAATATGATTGGTGGTGCTATCAATTTTGTACTTCAATTACTTGGTATTAACTGTTCTGGACCAGATAGGTCTTGTAGCAAAAAAGCAGCAGTTTGTACTAACGGTGGAGAAAAAGTAAAAGATGAAGGTGACTTCTTAGATAAGTTGTTGGATAGTATAGACAACCTATTCCCATCTACGGGTGCTGATTATACTCAGTATATTTGTGACGATGCATATAAGGGCAATGAATTAGAATTTACTACAATTGGATTCACTGGTGGAATTCCTAAACTTGGTGGAAGAGATGGTATCATTCCTGAAAATGAAATAGGAAGAGAAACAGATCCTGAGGATGACGGTGGCGGTCCTGATCCTGGCGATAATAATGGCGGCGGTACTCCTGGTGGTGGTGGTACTAAAAAGAATAAGAAAATTGTTTATGTAATCAATGATATTGTAGTAACAGAAGGTGAATATGCACGATTTACAGTCACTAGATCTGGATATACTGAAATTTCATCATCAGTTAAATACAAAACTCTAAAATATAAAGGAACTGCGACGGAAAACGAAGATTATTATCCGGATAGTGATATTTTAGGTTTTGCTCCAGGAGAAACTTCTAAAATTATTTCTATTAGAACGTTTGTTAATGCTGGTTTTGAAGCTCCAGAAGATTTTTATATTCGATTGAGAAAAAATACTCCACTAGAGAAAGTTAATAATAGTAAAATTAGATCTCAATTTAGCAAGAATCTTGGTAAGTGTACTATTATCGAAGGAGTTAGAACGAGTCCATATGATCCATATAAACCATCACCATCAAATCCATTTCCTGAATTTCCAAATACTTTTCCTGGAGGTACTACCAATCCAGACGACAGTACTGGATATCCAGATATAGATACTGGTGGTGATACTGGTGGTGATACTGGTGGAGATGGAGATGGAGATGGAGATGGACTTGATGATACTACAAACCTTCCCATTGTTACTGGAGTTGCAGTAACTGCAGATAGAACTACATGCCCCGAGGGTGAGTTCATTACTTATGACATTACAACCTCAAATGTTGCAAACGGATCATTGTATTACTATACCTTAAGTGGAGATGGTATAACCAAAGAAGATATTATTAATAGTAATTTAACAGGATTTTTTATTGTTAACGATAATAAATCAAAAGTTGTTATCGGAATTGAAGATGATGATGTAGTGGAAGATGCTGAAGTTCTTAGATTTACTATCAACGGAACAGGTGCTTTTGCTGATGTTGTTATTATCACTAATGATGATGAAGATCTAGATGATGATGGAGAAGGAGAAGTTCCATTTGATAAATTTATTGATCCAGTAATAAACATCGATGATGTTATCACAGATCCAACTGGAGGAATTATAGATATTCCTGTTGATAATCCTGGTTCTCCGTGGGCGGAACCACCATACGTATTCATTACAGGTGAAGGGATTGGTGCAACTGCTACTGCATTGTTAGATCAAAAAGGATTTCTAACAGAAATTCGCGTAAAAACTCCTGGTTTTGGATATAAGAAAAATCTTCCATCTGATAATGAAAAAAGATGTATTATTGATTCGTTTACTTTAATTCGACCTGGAACAGGGTATGAAGAACCTCCAACAATTTACGTTAATGACAGAACTGATGTAGCGGAAGCTATTATTGACGATCAGGGTTTTGTTATAGGTGCGAGAGTTCTTGATCGTGTTACAGTTTTTGAGGAATTTCCTAAAATTATTATAGTTGGTGGTGGAGGTTATGGTGCGAAACTTATACCATCTCTTGCATGTCTAGATACAGATGCACTTGTCAGAATCGGTTCTACTAAGATTGGAACTGGTCGTTACGTTGATTGCCCATAATGTCATTCCAAAAAGCCGCCGGAAAAAATCCAACCACTATTGCTAAGGCCACAACTCCTGATGAAACTCAGGATACTGGTTCTGGTCCTAGGTTTAGAACTTGGTATAAAGGCACATTAACAGGATCTGAAATATATGAGAGATTGTTGCCAGACGGTGAATCTAAGGCACTTCGTATTGATGGACCTGATACGTCTACGATCCTCCAAAATAGTGACGGACAAATCAAGTTAATTACAGGACAACGAAATAAAGAGAAAGGTCCGGGTAGTGGAAAATTATGTATTCATAGTTGGGGGTATCAAGCAAAACACGAATATCGTTCTAACTTAGAGTTTAATGCTGGGGATGACGAAGAAGATCAGGCATTAAACGTACAGTGTTATGGTGACTATGTTGAGAAAACAACTGGTGGCACCAGATATATTAGAGCACAAAAAATTCTTATTGAAGCATCGGAAGAGTTGATTCTAATTGGAAAAACTCAGGTAACTATTCAATCTGGATCTGCTGGTGGTGGATCTATTAGTTTAAATGCTGGTAATATAGAAAAAACAACTAATAACGATCAAGAAAATATTTTAGGTCAAAGATTAACATTTGGTGTTTCTGAAGATACTACACTATCTTTTGATCCTCGTTCTAATCAGAGCATTGTATCTCCAGGTCATGTCAATTGGAAGATTCTTGGTGACTATTCTCAGTGGATTGGTGGTGTATCGCAAACTATTGTTGCCGGTAAACCAGGAACACCTCCACTAGTTAAAGCAAGAGATACAACATTTAGTGTTAATTCTCTTCTTGGTGGTGCTTCAGTCAAGGCAACAGATGCTATCTTGATTGCTGCTGGTGCTGGTCTTACAGAGACTGCTGGTGCTGCTGTTACTGTTGCTGCCGGAACATCATATACGGCAACTGCAGGATTAAATGCAAGCATGATTGCTGGTGGCATAGCAAACATCACCGCACAGGGTGCTGTCAACATCAAAGGTTCTATCATTCTACTCAACTGATAAGTCAACATTATCATACCTATTGGATATCCGTATGGTAAACTGGCACAAGGGGGGTTGTTTTCTGGACTCAACTCTGATAAATTACTCTTGTAGCAAATCAGGCGAGTGCCGCAATTACTTGCATAACCTGGTTGACGCATCGAGCGTCTTCTGCTATAATATACTCATGCGATCGGGAGTCGAACCGATCCATCATCTGCGGGTATTCATTCCGCAAGTAAACAAAGGTAATTAACAACAATGATCAAATCTGTATTCGCAGCAACCGCTGCCCTGTCCGTCTCTGCTGGTGCTGCTTTCGCAGGACCCTACGTTAACGTAGAAGCCAACTCCGGTTTCACTGGATCCAGCTACAATGGAACCGCCACGGACCTTCACGTAGGTTACGAAGGCGCTCTTGGCGAGAACGGTTCGTACTACGTCCAGGGAGGCGCTACTGTAGTCTCTCCTGATGGCGGCGAAAGCGACACCGTTCCTTCCGGTAAGGCTGGTCTGGGTCTTGCACTGACCGATGCTCTTGGCGCATATGGTGAAGTCTCCTTCGTTGGTAGTGGCGACAGCGACATCGACCGTGGTTATGGAACCAAACTCGGTTTGAAGTACAGCTTCTGATAAATAACGTTGAGACTCCTTTCGTGCGGTCTCTACAAAAGTCGGA